TCTAACATTAACTAGCCTGTATGTCAACCATTTCACAAGCATCAGCAGTACACGCTAGTTCTTTAGAGCTACTTGTATTGTCCTCTTTCTCAAAGTCTGCTAACTTAGACCAATCAATAGACTCAGGCATCTCATGTAATAAGGCATAATACCTTGCTTCATCTATATCTTGATAAGGTGCTTGTGCATACGTATGGTCACTGAAAGGTAAGAAGGATATACCTGATACCTCATCAAAGTTTTTATACACCCAAGCTCCTACTTCCATCCACTCATCTTCCTTTACAGATATAGTTACAGATGGTTTGTGCTCACACCAATGCCTTTGAAACATGAGCCAATATTCTAACTGCTGTATAGCAGTCATCTCGGTTCTAGTGATAGCACCTGATGGTGACTTCATAGGAAAGCTAAATACAGTTGTGCTGTCAGGCTTCATCACATCAGGCTCACTAGGTATACCACTCTCTTTCATAAACTGTGTGAGTGGGTCTTTGTTATCACCACGCACAGTTCTAATGTAGTAGTCATTATGCCTTGCGTGTATACCTGATGCACTGTCTACTAACTGACTAACTGTACCACTAGGCTTTATACAGGTGATTGCAGTAGACTGTGGTATACCTAATGCTTCAGCAATCTTTTTATTTGCTTCAACTGCTACTTCTTTTAATATAATCAATACTTCTTCTGACCATATATCTGTATCTAATATACCTGTCAAAGACACACCTAACAATCTTTCTTCTTCTGTATTAGTCTTCCATATCTTGCGTAGATACTTGAAGTCTGTAAGTGTAGATTGAAACGTACCTAAGATGGTAGCCATACGTACTTTATCTTTGAGAGACTCTAAGTCATCTGTTTCACGTGCAACAACTTCTGTAAGATTACAAAACTGATAAGGTCTAAGTATAATCTCACTGCATGGGTTACAACCAAAGTAATGATTAGAGTCACGTCTACCATTCTCAGATGCTTTTACTCTAGCTGCCTGCCTATTAAATATACCACGTTCGCCTGATTTAGATTCATACAAAGATGTCCATTCTCTCATAAATGTACCCATCTCAGGCTTACCCTTGAATGCTACAGAGTTATTAGCTAGTGCTCTCTGTCCTTCATTCTCCCACCATTGTCCTGATTTAGCGTGTCGCATTTGGTCATCACCTAAGTTAGACAAAGATATGAGAGCAGAACGTCTAACACCACCAACAACTACAACTTCGCCAATCTTACACATTAAATCGTGACACTCAATAGGATATAGTCTTCTTCCTTTTGCTCCCTCAAACTTCTGTATACAAAATTTAAATAGGTCTATAAGAGGAGCAGGTCCTGATGCTCTACCACCAAAAGTTTTTAATCTTGCACCTGCAGGTCTTACTTCTGATACATCCCATGTAGGTATTTGTCCTGCATATAGTAAAGATATTAACTCACGTAATGCTCTTGACCATCCGGGTCTGCTATCACCAACCTTTATAACAGTAGATGACTTCTCAAAGTGTTCATTTACTACAGGCAATTTATCTACGTTTTCTCGCTCAACAGAAAAACCTACACCTGTACCACACATAAGTATATACATACATTCATCAAAGCTACGTGGACTATCCACAGGTATGTAACTACAGTTATATCCTGCTACATGACATCTATCCAACGCTACACCTGCAGTCATTAATGCTCTCATACTAGGCATAACACCAAGAGACATTATAGCATCATTCAGTTTTTCTTTTAGTGCTGTAGTTATATCATAGTTATAGTTAGTTTTTAAATGACCATCCATATGGTCAATATATCTATCCACAGTTTCTGCCCAAGTCTCTCGTCTTTGGTCATCCTCTCTCCATCTAGCATATCTAGAAAGAGCGATAAAATTTTGATAATCAGTTGGTAAATAGTTTTGCATTTAAGTCTCCTCTGTTACTATCTTTATACTCTTTACTTTCACTCCTTCTATCTCGTGAAAAGTCTCATTGATGTATTCTTCCATCTCTTCGTCTACTTTGCCATCGGCAGGTACTGCATAATCTTCAGGGTCAATTAGCAGTGTCATCATAATCTTAACTCGCATCTTTTTCAACCACATCTATTAGTTCTGTAAGATACCACTGTGCTTTCTTTAAGTCTTCTACACCATTTTTGTACCTGTATCTCCAAAGATACTTCATAATGTTACCTTGTAAGTAATACTCAAATCCACCATCAGTCATAGCTTTTATAGCATCAATAGTTTCTATCCCTGCTTTGTTATAGTGTGGTGGATGATTGACCATATCATCTTTTTTTCCTGATAAATACTTCACTGTTTGCTCCTTTGATTTCTCTTCAACTTCTTTAAGTTTCTTTTTCATATACTCCAAATGTCTCAATGTAACTCTCCGTCAGGTTTAAAGTTAACGTGTATAACATTATCACGTTCTTTAATTTTAGTCAACCTATCTATGCCCTGTGTTAACTCTTCATGTGATAAATATTTATCGGCTAGTCTTTCAGTTTCTTCTCTAAATATTTTATTCTCTTCCATCAAAGGAACGGAAGCACATATCTGTTTAGTGAAGCCAATCATAGAATAGAAATCATCGTCATCAAGTTTGTTAGCTTTATCAACCACCATTTTAAGAGTGACTTCTCCTGTCCACTTATTTTTCTTATCAAGGTGTGGTCTAACTATAATCATAAAATCAGATGTATATACAGGTTCTTTAGTTGTCATGTTATCTCCTTATTTTTGCTGTAGAAAATCGTATGAATTTAGGGTGTTTATTCTTGCCCTTCTCTTTCAACCAATCTTCAGGTATTATTCTATCATAATATCTAAATCCATATTTAATACACCACTCTGCATATGATGACTTTGCACCTTTTCTAAGTTTCTTTCTGCTGTTTTCAAACACAAATCTAATGTCTAAGTTTGGATGTTGCTTTTTTATTGCTAGGTGTTTCCTTCTATCCATAGTAAGGAATCTACCTTTAGTTTCTATTATAATCCCATTCTTTAATATAAAGTCAGGGGTATAGGTTCTGTAGGCTAGGTCTTCCCATTCTATTTTGATACTTTCATAGTCATATTTATACCTGATAGTATCAAGAGCCATAGAAATTTTTAATTCTAACCCACTCCTGTACCCATGCTTTATCGCATCTCTGCGTATCTTATGTGGAGACACTAGAGATACCTTCTCCACCCTGTAAACGGATTAAACTCGTATGAGTCATGCGAATATGAAACACCAAGAGCTTTCATCTCTTCCTTTACAGCTTCGTCAGCTAACTTCTTAGCTTCCATAGCTTCTCTCAAACCCTTAGTTCTCATGTCACGAAGGGTTTTCTTAGCTTCAGCTAACTCTTTTTCCATAGTCTCAATATCCTTTTGCAGGTCTTCTATCTTTTTAGTATCAGTCATTATTTTAAACTCCATATTTTACTCGCTTCATCTTTCATTCCTGTCCACAACCAAGAGTCTAGGTTAGGATATGTAAGAGAAGCTATCTCATGCTTGTCATCACTGACAGACAAAAACTTTTGTATACCAAAAGCTACTTTAGTAAGTTGCTTCTTGTATGCAGACAAGTTTTTAAGTGTAAACTTTTTATATTCTTTAGGACTTGCAAAGAACAGGTCTACACTACTCTTAGGATAAGCCATAGAGTATAATGCCATCTGTCTTTTCTGTGCTTCAGTAGGTCTTGTAGGCATCCTTGTGGTTGTCTTCAAGTCAACTATCTTGTCAGCAAAACGAAAGTCAATATACCCTATAATAGGCACAGGCAAGTCATCAATATCAACAGACACTTTTTCTTGGTATGCTTCAAGATTTTCATAGTCAAAGTTTTCGTCAATGACTTTACCAAAACCTTCTAGTAACTTTTTTTCTTTAGCTGTCTTTACATCTCCTAAATCAACACCTGATTCAGCACACAGAGACATAAAGTGCATATCTAAATAGTTAAAGTCAAAGGTTTTCTTTTCATACTTGTTCGCTAAAGCGGCTTCAGTAGCAATACCTCTCACAGCACTAGCACCACTCGATGACTTAACACCAAACAAATACCTAGCAACCCACAAAGCATTATCATTAATGTATGTGTTGATGCTACTAGGTGACAAGTAGTTGATACCATGCACTGCGAAAGGATTGTTACTTAGCACTATGCGTTTTCCACTTCTATGAAGTTATCTTCTGCGTCAATGATGTCACTAACTGCAGTAGACATATCTTCATCAATGGAGTTTTGAGAAGCACTCTCATTCCATTCGGATACTATATACTGATTATAGTTCTCCACCCAAGCTAGGAAGTCTCCAAACATAACTTGGTCTTTCTCGGATAAGTCTATCTTCTCAGACAAGTTCAACGTGCTAGTAGGTAGATAGAATACACTACCATTCGGTAGCTTTCTAGACTCCGTGCCAAGGGCAATAGTATGCTGAACAGGTAAGCACTTCTGCTTGGCTAACTTTGTAAAGTTTGCACCTACAGTCTTGAAGGCTTCTCTATTATCTATCTCCCATATGAACGGAGTGGTCTCAAACTTAACGTCATTACCTCTTGCATCAGTAACATTTTCTAAGTCTACTAATCCAAAGACAACACGTACACGTTTAATCTGCTTGATAAGGTCTTTAGTTTTATCAGGCAGAGCATCAA